CATTAGCAGCTGCACAGACTACAGACGGTTCAATCAGTACATTTATATCAGGAGACCCTAACGGCGACTTTGCTGGGGTTAATATCCTTGAACAAGTGGTTACAGACGGTACAGGTTTATTCCTTAATACTCGTGTTCAAAACCCCGTAAAGACTGATTTAAACAATGCTACAGTATTATCCGATGCACCACCAAGTACAATTCTTGTTTTAAACCCTAACCAGCCACAGGTTATTGATACAACAGGTTATCAAACTGTCGTATTTCAACAAACGGTGGCGGCAGCAGTTACAGTTACTCATTCTAATGACGGTGCTACTTATTCTTCTGTTTTAGGATTACCTTTATCAGCAACTGCTAGTACATATTCAGGAACAACGGCTGCAACGGCTAACTTAATATCAGCGTTCCCTGTGGCTGCTCGATATATGCGTTTTTCATCGGCAACATTAACAACGGTAATTATTTATTTAAGACAACAACCATTTGCTTCTTTTGCTGGTTATGGAAACCAAACTGTTACGGCTTCAGTATCAGGTACTGCTGCTGTGGGTGCAACAACTGCGGCTAACCCAGTTCTTGTCGGTGGAGTTGATTCAGGAGCTTTGATTCGTAGGGTTTTAATGGATACTGCTGGTCAAGTACAGACAGACGTAAACAACCAGTTATATAACGGTGCAATATACACCGAACAATTTTTACCTTTGCGTGTCGAGGAAATTCGTACGACAAGGGGTCAGGATTCTACTCAAGATTTGTTACAACAGATTTTGGTTGAATTGAAGACATTAAACTATTACACTAGAGAAATTCCTAATGCGATAAATTTAATGCTTCAACAGTCAAGCTTGGCGGGTTTAATGCCAGCATCAATGCAAGACGAACAAGAGCAGTTCTTTTCAGACACAACTTTATTTAACTTAACTAAAGGACAGTAAAATGTTAATTCAAGGCATCGTTGGACAGCCGTCCACATCATCAATTCAGGCAGGCACAACTCCAACTGTGCGGTCTGGACAATTAGGTGACATGATTGTTTCCGAACTTCATGGTCGTTTTTATGAACAAGTTTATCGTAACAACGTATATTCAGCTGGTTCTTCTACAACTGCATTATCCGCCAACACGATTACTTTAACTGCAACTACAACTCCAATCGTAGGCGTTTACAACCCATCCACATCTACAGTTAACTGTGTGATTTTACAAGCTTCATTACAGGCTTTGATTAACACATTGACAACTCCTGTTGGTGCTGGTGCGTTTGTATGGGCTACCTCTATTGGTAACGGTGCTGTATCTACTGGTGCTTCACCGTTCAACAGAAAAACTTTGGCTTCTTCTGGTTCACAGGCTAAAGCATTCAACGGTGGTGTGGCGTTAACTGGTTTAACTAACAACTTAGTAATTCTTGAAGGTTCAGACTTTACTAGCCCAACAGGTCAGACTTACGGTACTATTACTGCTCCAACAACAGGTACTACACTTACTTCATTCGGTGGTGTACAAAACTTTGACGGACAGTTAATTATTCCTCCGGGCGGTGTATTGGCATTGTTGAACACAACTTCAACTACTACTATGTCAGTTACTTCACGCTTACTTTGGGAAGAAGTTCCAGTCTAATAATTGGGGGGCTTTGCCCCCTTATTTGGAGTTTGTATGGAAATTAATGATATTTTAACTGTACTTCAGAACAAGATTACAGTATTGCAAAATGCTAAAAATAACGCCATTAATAATGGTGAAATGAACGCTATTGCACAAATAGAAGTTGAGATGATTAGCACCCAAGCATCAATAGATAAAATTAAAACTTTAAATTAATGTGGTATAATGAAAGTTTAAAAAAACTTTTAGGACAACATGAAATACAGCATTGTAATACCAACTTATAACAACTGCGAGAAGTATTTAAAACCGTGTGTTGATAGTATTATCAAATATAGTAACATGGACGAGGTAGAGTTAGTGATATCTGCCAATGGTTGTACAGACAACACTTACGACTATTTGCAAGAGTTGCATACTAAAATACCACACATGACATCCGTATGGGATGATGATCAGTTAGGGTTTGCCAAAGCAACTAACGAGGGCATTAAAGTAGCAAGGGCAGATAAGATTGTACTTTTAAACAACGACACCATTATACTAGGCCCAAACTGGTTGGAACGACTAGATAAAGAAGATATAACTACGGTTTTAATGCAACCCTCTCCTATATCACAAAACCAATTTGCGGTATTTTTTTGTGTGTTAATTTATAGAAAAGTATTTGACGTTATTGGGTTGCTTGATGAGCAATTTGAAACGGGTGGTTGTGAAGACATGGATTTTTGTTTTAGGGCGCAAGAAGCCGGATTTAGAATTAATGACGTTGGGAGTCGTGGTGATTTTCCAATTTATCATGTGGCTGAGGGCACCATGCATGACAAGACACTAGTACAAAACTGGGACGAAAAGTTTAAAACCAATTTGGCTAGGTTGTCTAATAAACATAATAATTTAAACATTAAACAGTCATTAGCTTTTTTAATAGACAACGGCAAAGAGGCAATTGAGTTGTTTGATGAAGTGATTACCCATAATATTTATCGCATTACTAAAGAGAGTATGGAGAATCGTGAGGTAATAGACATAGGCGCAAATATGGGTACGTTCTCTTTGTTTGCTAATAAGTTAGGTGCCATAGTTATAGCGGTTGAGCCAGTGTCATCCACCGTAAAGATTTTTAAGGATAATATTAAAAAGTCTGGCTGTGAAGGCATCATGGTTTTAAGGAACGTTGTTTCCGACACAGACGGCGATACAGTTAAAATTGGGTTACACGAAAAGTCAGGCCACAATAACGCATTCGAGCCTAGTAATAATTACGAAGAAGTAAAGACAATCACATTAAAAAGCTTATTAGCAAGCACAATAACGGATAAGGTGTTTTTGAAAATGGATTGTGAGGGGGGTGAGTATGACATACTACTTAACGCCGATCAAAAAGACATGGATAAAATAAACACCATAGCGATTGAAATCCATGGTGACTTGCACCCAGTTTATAAGGGTATAAGTTTAATAAGAAACAAACTATCAGAATTTGGTTTTAGGGCGGTTGAACAAAAACAAATATCAGCGTGGGATGGTATTGATCAATATGGTAAATTTATTAATTTTAGAGATTTACCAATAACACAAGAAATTTGGATGCGCTAATGCATAAGGTTCTTTGTTCCGTAGCAACCCGTGGCAGATACTTTACAACACTGCCCTTAGTACTAAATGCCATCATTAACCAGACAAGACAACCAGACAAGTTGGTTATCTTTGACGATAATGATGAGCCACAAGACATGCGAAAAGAGATGATTTATGCATACTTTTTTCAGATGTTAGACATTAAAGGCATCCCTTGGGAGTGGGTGTTTGCTGGTAAAAAAGGTCAGCATCACATTCACCAACAAGCCAACATGATGGGTTATGACTTTGTTTGGCGTGTTGACGATGACGCCATACCAGAGCCAGAGGTGCTTGATGATTTGACTTACTGGGCGTTCTTTGAAGATGATGTTGGTGCAGTTGGTGGATCAATACTAACACCACCCTACATGCCAGACACAAGCAAGGTCACTGGTAAGATAGACAACATTGATAATGAACCAAACATCCAGTGGGGTGTTATTAAAAAGGCTAAAGAGGTTGAGCATTTACATTGTAGTTTTTTATATCGTGCTGGTGTGCACGATTATAACTTGGGCCTGTCCCGAGTTGCGCACCGAGAAGAAACGCTGTTCACGTATGGGTTACACCAAAAAGGGTACAAAATTTTAGCGGTGCCATACGCAACAACGTGGCATATGAAGAACCCTAACGGTGGCATACGTATGGAAACTAAGCAAGAATTATATGAGCATGACGAGAAAATATTTAAAAACACGCTATCTTGTCGTGATAAAACCATCGTGGTTCTTAATTGTGGTCTTGGTGACCATATTGTTTTTAGTCACGTTTTGCCTTCAATACCTAATGCTGAAGTGTTTACGTGCTATCCTGAGATTGTACAGGGTCAATCTATAGCCAAGGCGATTGAGTTATTTGGTGACATTGACCAGTGGAATATCTATAAGAAGATGGATCAGTGGGGCTGGAAGGACAGTTTAGAGAACGCATTTCGGAAGATGTACCTATGATTATTATTGCACCGTTTGCTCAAACCCTAAGGACTGGTAAGTTAAACCCTAAGAACTACCCATACTGGAAGGAGTTAATCAGCATGATTGACGAGCCAATTATCCAGGTTGGTGTAGAGGGGGAGGAGCAGTTAGTTGAGGAGTTTAAGAAAAACCTACCGATTAGTGAGCTGCGTCAACTAATTCAAACATGTCGTACTTGGGTGGGTGTTGATAGTTTCTTTCAACACTTAGCGTGGGATGAGGGTAAGCCTGGCATCGTGCTATGGGGGCCGTCGGATCCATTGATATTTGGACACCCAGAAAATATTAATCTGTTGAAAGACAGGTCTCACCTAGTAGAAAATCAATTTATCTGGTGGGAGGCAACAGAGCACCAGCGTGAACGGTTTGTTGAACCTCATATTATTTTAAAACATATCAATAAGGAATAATCCTATATGTCACAAAGTGGCTACACACCTATCGCCTTATACAGTAGTGGAACTGCGTCAGCAACTCCCACATCTGGAAATCTTTTTAATGGGGAATTAGCATTAAATTACAACGATGGAAAATTGTACTATAAGGATTCTAGTGGGGTTGTTCAAATTATTGCCAGTAAGGCTGGCAACGTCAACGTCTCATCCATTAACTTTGGCACCACTGGGTTAACACCAAGCACGGCGACAACCGGTGCGGTTACTGTTGCGGGTACATTAATTACTAGCAATGGTGGTACAGGTTTGTCTAGTTGGACAGCAGGTGACTTGCCTTACTATGCGTCTGGAACCGCGCTATCTAAGTTAGGTATTGGCACAGCCGGTCAGGTTTTAACAGTAAACTCTGGTGCTACAGCCCCACAATGGACAACACTATCTGGTGTTGCCGTAACAACATTCCAAACATCCCTATCAGGATTAACACCCAACACAGCAACAAGCGGAGCGGTCACACTAGCGGGTACGCTAGGTGTAGCAAGCGGAGGTACAGGACTCACAACCCTCACAGCAGGCTATATACCGTATGGTAATGGAACGAGTGCTTTTAGTTCTAGTGGGAATTTATATTTTTCAGGCACTCGATTAGGTGTAAACACATCTAGCCCAAGTTATTCTCTTGATGTAACAGGCACATTGCGTAACACGGGAATTGCTCGTCTTGGCACAGGTGCTACTACAACGCTTGCATACATTGGTGATGATAGTACAACAAGCACAAGAATCATTCAATTTACAAGGGCATCTGCTGTAACTGATATTGTAAATATTCAAGGTATAAATGCTGGTGTTGGTCCTTCTGATATTGCTTTACAGGCTTCAGGTGGTAACATAGGTATAGGTACAAGTAGTCCTGCAACAAAATTAAATGTAAGTGGTTCTACTGCATCGGGTGCTATTTCTACACGGATTTCTAACACAGATGCAACTGGAATGAGTACGGTTGAATTTAGTGATGGGACAAATACCAAAGGGCAAATTTGGGCTGGTAACGGTAGCTATGCAAGTTTTGGTGGTGCAGGTTCATTAAATTACAGTGCAAATAGTGGTCCTCATGTATGGTATAACAACTATTCAGAGTATATGCGTCTTGATTCATCAGGTAATCTAGGACTTGGTGTTACTCCTAGTGCTTGGAATGCTGGATTAAAAGCGATTGATGTAAATGGTGGAGCTTTAATGGCAAGTTCTACTGCCGCCGTATTAAGTTCAAACTGTTACTACAATGGTAGTTGGATTTATAAAACATCTAGTTACGCAACTAGATATGAAAATAATAATGGTGCAGCAGGTGTACACGCATGGTATACAGCCCCAAGTGGAACAGCTGGCACAGCCATTACATTCACCCAGCAAATGACCCTATCCAACTCAGGAGCATTAAGCCTACCCAACGCTGATGCAAGTATTCATGGTGTTACTGTTGGATTGGGTGGTGGTAGTGTAAGTACGAATACTGTTGTTGGTTTATATGTGTTAGGTTCAAATACAAGTGGTTCAGGAAATGCTTCATTTGGTTATAGTTCATTACAAGCAAATACAACAGGTAGTCAAAATACATCTATTGGGGCTTTATCTTTATACACAAATTCAACAGGCTCAAACAACATTGCTATAGGGTATAACGCACTTAATTCAAATACAACTGGCTCGGCAAATGTTGGTGTTGGATATAATGCAACAAAAGGTAATACTACAGGAACACAAAATAACAGTTTAGGTTTCAGAGCACTTGAAACAAACTCAACAGGAAACTACAACAATGCGTTTGGTTCGTATGCAATGTTTGGGGCAACAGGAAGCAGTAACTCTGCTTTTGGTGATTCTGCTTTATACAATTCAAGTGGTAGCTACAACACAGCAATTGGACTATCAGCACTTCAATCAAACACAACAGCTTCAAACAACACAGCCGTAGGTTATCAAGCTGGGTATAGTAATACTACAGGTGATTCACTTACAGCAGTTGGATGGAGAGCTAATAATTCTAATACAACAGGTGTTGCTAATTCTTCACTTGGCTATAGTGCTTTACAAAATAATACTACAGGCTCAAATAATACCGCCATGGGTAATTATGCGTTGATTAATAACACAACAGCATCCAATAACACAGCAATTGGTGTACAAGCAGGTTACTCTAATACTACAGGTGCATATAATGTAGCAATTGGTAACTACACGCTTCAACCAAATCAAACAGGCAATTACAACACAGCTGTAGGTTATTGTGCAGTTGGCGGTAATGGTGGAACTAATAATTTCTCATACAATAGCGGAGTAGGTTTTGAATCTTTATTTTCCACCACAACAGGAAGTAATAACACAGCCTTAGGTACAACTTCTTTATATTCAAACACCACAGGAACAGGCAACACAGCCGTAGGTTATCAAGCAAGTTATCTACAATCAGGCAATTCTAATTACAACACAGCATTAGGCTATCAAGCGGGCTATAACGTAACGACAGGTGGTGTAAATACTTTTGTTGGGTATTTGTCAGGTAATCTAATGACAACAGGTAATTACAACACTATTCTTGGGTCATACAACGGCAATCAAGGTGGCTTAGACATTCGCACATCAAGTAACTACATTGTTCTAAGTGATGGTGCAGGTAATCCTAGACAGATTATTGATGGTAGTGGTAATTGGGGATTAGGTGTTGCTCCTAGTGCTTGGGGTGCTTCTGCAAAAGTTCTTGAATTGCCAAATGGTACTTACTTGTTAAATTATGCAACAAGTAGTCAAGCAATTCTTGGAGCAAACGCTTATTACACAGGAAGTAATTGGATTTACAAAAATTCATCAGCATCTTCAAATTATGAACAAAATACAGGTGTTCATAAGTGGTACACAGCCCCATCAGGCACAGCTGGCACAGTAATAACATTTACCCAAGCAATGACACTAGATAATAGTGGTAGATTATTAATTAACTCTGCAACTCCTGACGCAACATCAGGTATATCAGGAGCAAAATTACAGGTTTTGGGTGGGATTGTTGCTGGAATTGACGGACTTGGAACAGGTGGAACAGGATATATTGCATTTAATTCTGCTATGGCTTCTGCTCCAACATCTGCACATCCTATTATCTATCACAGACAAAATGTTGGTTTAGGTTTGCAATCTGATTATGCAATTTCTTTTGCAATCAACGGCTCTACAGAAGCGGCAAGGATTGATAATAGTGGTAATTTGTTGGTGGGTGCTACATCAGCTGGCTATACATCATCAAACCCATACATACAAACAAATGCCATACTGGGGAACGCTGCAAATACCTTTACAGTAGCATCTTTAGGTACATCATATACTTTGTCTAAACTACCTAATGCTTTTAGTGGAATAATCATAATTAGAGATAATACTGCTGGGGGTAATATTGTTTATATAACTGACCCAAATACAGGGGCTATATCAATAGCATCAAATCTAACAGGTGGTATAACATTTACTTTTAGTAATACCGGTCCAACTTCTTATTTACCAACAATAACTCAAACAGCAGGTGCAACTGGTCATACATTTGTTTATATGGCTTACGGAATTTAATAAAGGCTAAACAATGAACCTAATCCTATTCGCTATCTTTGTCATACTTCAGTTCTTAGACTTTTGGACAACTTACAATGTTATTCAATCAGGCAAAGGACATGAAGGCAACGCTGTGATGGAGTGGTTATTC